GAGAATGAACATGCTGAGATCTTTGACCAAGAAACAAGCGATAGAGCATTTGAAGAAGAAGTAATGCTTATGGGCTTCGGCGAAGCTGCTGTAAAACAAGAGGGCGCTGCTGTAGAATTTGATACGGCAAAAGAATCTTTTACAAGCAGATACACTCACGAAACTATTGCACTTGCATTTAGTTTAACTGAGGAAGCTGTCGAAGACAATTTGTATGACACTTTATCTGCTCGTTACACAAAATCATTGGCACGTTCAATGGCTTACACAAAGCAAGTCAAAGCTGCTAATGTATTAAACAATGCATTCACTACTGCTGGTGGAGATGGTGTTTCACTTGTGAACACAGCTCACCCAACAACTTTGGGTGGAACTTTCTCTAACAGAAGTTCAACGGATGCAGACTTAAACGAAGCTTCTTTGGAGCAAGCAATGATTGACATTGCAGCATTCATCGACGAAAGAGGACTAAAAATTGCAATGCAGGGAAGAAAATTAATTATCCCAGTAAACATTCAATTTGTAGCAGATAGAGTATTAAACACTACCCTCAGAGTTGGTACATCTGACAATGACATCAATGCACTCAGAAACATGGGTATGTTACCAGAAGGTTATGTAATTAATCATTACTTAAACGATACTGATGCATACTTCATTAAAACTGATGCCCCTAATGGATTCAAACACTTTGTTAGAGCACCACTTACCACTGGTATGGAAGGTGACTTTGACACAGGAAACATGAGATATAAAGCACGTGAAAGATACAGCTTTGGATTCTCAGATCCTAGATGTGTATATGGATCACAAGGTTCATAATAATTAACTAAATCTTTCTTAGGTGAAGAAGGCGGTTGCGAGACCGCCTTTTTTATTTTATATTGCATACAAGTATCCTAGATAAATTAGTCGTGCACACTGGCTAGGCGGACGTGTATAGAGGACTGCATGACGAGGGCTATACAACCAAGGAGGCAATATGGCTAACCCACATTATCAGAACATGATCTTATGGGCAGGTAACACAACAGCTACCGAGCAAAAAAAAGATCAACCAATGTTCCAACCATATCCGTCAGATCAAACTTTTTACGGATATTTTAACGACTTCATGACATACAATTCTGGCGACTGGACTGTAACTACTACAGAAGCTGGTACTGGATCTGCGTCTGAAGCAGTAACTTCATCTGCAGGTGGTGCGTTATTATTAACGAACGCTGCTGGTGATAACGATCTAGACTTTTTACAATTAAAAGGTGAGGCATTTAGATTAAGTGCTAGCAAAAAAGCATACTTTTCAGCTAGATTTAAAGTAAGTGACGCAACTCAATCAGACTTTGTAATGGGATTACACATTACTGATACATCACCATTAGATGTAACAGATGGTATTTTCTTTATTAGTGCTGATGGTGCTGCTACTCTAGACTTTCAAGTTGAAAAAGACAATACAGCAACCACTACATCAAGTGTTGCAACTATGGCTAATGATACTTTTATTACTGTATCTTGGTTTATTGATCCAGATAGAGATGCTCTTTATTATTCAATTAATAATGCTGCTCCTCTAAAATCTGTAGCAACTAATTTACCAAACGATGAAGATTTAACCATTTCTTTTGGTATTCAAAATGGTGAAGCAGTAGCAAAAACAATGACTATTGATTACATCACTATGATGGTTGAAAGATAGGAGTTATAAATGTACGCTTTAAAAAACAAAGAGTTGACAGCAAGCGGACAAGTAACAACAAAAGTAACTGCGGGCACTAATACACTTAGTGCCCCAGCTAGAGTGCTACAGCTAAGTATTAGATGTGGCGCAACTTTAGGTAAAGTAGATCTTATAGATGACGGACCATCTGGTACTGTTAGATATACGGTTCCTACTCCTGCAATTGGTGCTGGTGAAGATGAAGTTATGACAATAAGTTTTCCTGATTTTGGTATCAGATTTGAAACAGACTTGTATGTTTTCTTCAATCAAGCTACACATGTTGAAATACTTTATGCTTAACGATGGCTAGAAAAAGAGACAAACAGCCGCCGAAAACTAAAAAGTATTTTCGTCCTACTAAAAAAGGGGCGGGAATGACGGCGGCTGGTGTTGCCAAATATCGTCGTGATAATCCAGGTTCTAAATTAAAAACAGCCGTAACAGGTAAAGTTAAAAAGGGCTCAAAAGACGCAAAGCGAAGAAAGTCTTTTTGTGCTAGAAGTGCAGGACAAATGAAAAAATTTCCTAAAGCTGCAAAAGATCCTAATTCAAGATTAAGACAAGCTAGAAGAAGATGGAAATGTTAAGATTAATTATTGTTTTATTATTTATATCAACACAAGTTTTTGCAGAAACGAATACTGTAAGTTCTACTGTTGTTACAAATAATACACCACCAACTGCAAACTCACCAAGTGTTGTTGTAAACAATTCTGATGTTTGTAAGACGGCGGTGGCAGGCGCCGTGCAGACTCAGATCCTCGGAATTTCTTCGGGAATTACGGTGACTGATGAAAACTGTGAAAGAATAAAATTAGCCAGATCATTATATGCATCAGGTATGAAAGTAGCATCTGTGTCAATATTATGTCAAGACCCACGTGTGTGGGACAGCATGACTATGGCAGGCACTCCATGTCCATATATGGGTTCTATAGGTCAAGATGCAGAAACTGGTTGGAAAGAGAATATGGATATGATTCCTGAAGGCAGTGTAATCTATGCAAAATGGAATGATGAAATAAATAAAATAAGAGTAAAAGAAGGAGTCGAGAGCGATGGGTCAAAACTGGCGAAATTTATTATTGCTGCTATGGTTATGCACTCTGGCATCGTGGCCTTCTTCCCTTAGAGCTGAGTGTCCAGTAACTGCTACAGGATTATGTACACCTGGAGTAGAAGAAACAATTGTAATAACAGAAACAGAATCAATAGAATACGAAGCTGACGGTCATACCGTAACTACTACTACAACAACAGATACTACAACAGTTACAGTAACTAATGAAGATTCAGGTAACATATTAGATGGAGATGCAGGATATGTCATACCTAGATATGAAGGCGACATGGATACAGACTGGGGTGGGCAAGGCCCTGCAAATATGCCTTCTGGTAACAACTGTTATCAATTAGGAACAGATAAATGTGCGCAGATAACTGGATCTGGTAATTCAACATCTACAATGGGTGTATCTGGCATGGGCACAACATTTATTCAAACAGTGGACATATCTGAGTTAGACATCGAAAACGGGGGCAGGACAAACTATTCCATAAAAGTAGATAAAAGAGATGCACAAGACCGTATCTACATGCATATCACAGGAAAAAACGGCAATACAAGCGTATTTGCAGGCACAGACATATTATCAGAATCAGGTGTAACTAGTGGTTATCAAGAATATACAGGTGGTTTTGATTTTTCAGGGACGATAACTAAGCTAGTAATTGAAGTTGGTGGACGTGATATCAATCTTGCAATTGGACCACTATTTGATGATGTTACTATAAATGTATTATACAATGTTGTATCTACAATAGTTACACAATCAATTACATCTGTCGAGATGTGGGTAGCCTACGGAGGCAGCACGGAAACAGAAGTAATAGATATTGTAGAAAACATATTTGATCACAATGATATTGTTGTACCAGAGTCACCTAGTGAAGACATGTTTTTTGAGCCAGAGTTTGACGAGTCAGACATAGAAGTGTCCTACGAAACTGTAGAGATGGAAATGGAAATGCCTAGTTTTGAGATGGAGCTACCTGAAATGGAGATTGAAATGCCTGAAATGGAAGTTGCTGTTGTTGAAATTGAGATGGAAATGGAGATGGAATTAGAGTTAGAAATGCCAGCACCAGAGCCAGAAATGACAGAAGAGATTGAAGTTGCACCAGAACCAGATACAATGGAGTCAGAACCAGAAATGGAGGAGCCAGTAAATGAGCCAGAACCAGAACCAGAATCTCA